TATGGTTAAAGACCTGAATGATGAAAATACTAGTATTGCTGAAGACGGGCTTAATAGCTCTGAGTTTTCTGGTACTGTAGATACTGGTTGTTATATTTTAAATGCCGCTCTTAGCGGTTCTTTGTATGGCGGTGTTCCTAATAATAAGATTACTGCTTTTGCTGGCGAGTCAGCTACTGGTAAAACGTTCTTTGTTATGGGTGTTGTTAAGCAGTTTCTTAATGATAATCCTGATGCTGCTGTATTCTATTTTGATACCGAAGCTGCTGTTACTAAAGAGATGATGAAGTCTCGAGGTATAGATACTAATCGAGTTATTATTTCTGAGCCTGAAACTATTCAGAAGTTCCGTCATACTGCATTGCAGATTATTGATAACTACTCTAAGACTCCAGAGAAGCAACGTCCTCCTATGATGATGGTTCTCGATTCTCTTGGTCAGCTGTCTACTACTAAAGAAGTAGAAGATACTGCTTCAGGCTCTGAGACACGTGATATGACTAAAGCTGCTGTATTGAAGGCTACGTTCCGTGTACTTAATCTTAAACTTGCTAAAGTAAATGTACCGTTGCTAGTAACTAATCACGTTTATGATGTTGTTGGTTCTTATATTCCTATGAAAGAGATGTCTGGCGGTTCTGGTCTTAAGTATACTGCTTCTCAGATTGTATTCTTAGGTAAGAAGAAAGAGAAAGACGGTCAAGAAGTAATCGGTAATATCATTAAAGTTAATATGATGAAGTCTCGATTTACTAAAGAGAATAAAAAGATTGAAGTACTTCTTACATATGATAAAGGTCTTGATCGCTACTATGGTCTCTTGCAATTAGCTGAGAAGTATAATATTATTAAGAAGGTATCCACTCGATACGAGCTACCTGATGGTTCTAAAGTATTTGGTAAAGCTATTAATAAGAATCCAGAGAAATATTTTACAGAAGATATTATGGCTCAACTAGAAGAAGCTGCTAAGAAAGAGTTTATGTATGGCGCTGGTAATGAGTCAGAAACTGAAGGCTATGATTTGAGTGAGTATGAAGATGAACCTATTCTTTCCAACAACAGTGATTGATAATGTTTTTGAAGCACCTGCTAGTATCAGAGAGTTTGCTTTAAAACAAGAATATCAAACTGATCCGAATGGAATGTACCCAGGTAAAAGAACAGAAATGTTAAATACATTATTACCTGAAGTACATCATACTATTACTACAGCTGTGCTATCTTTGTTCTATGATCTACAAAACACTAAGATAGATTTAAACGCAAGAAGTTATTTTCAATTGATTGACTCTACATACGGCGACGGCTTTGTACATCAAGATGAAACAGTTGTATCAAGCATTATCTATTTAAATAACGATCTTCCTAGCGGTTTTGGTACGTCTGTTTATGATAAAGCTACCCAAGCTGTTGATCCAAGTTATATTAAAAAAAGAGTGGATAAATGGAAAACTGAAACTATAGATAATGAACACTCTTATAATAGAGAAAAAAATAATTCTCAATATAAAGAATCTATAAGAGTAGAAAATAAGTATAATAGAATGATTTCATTTGACGGTCACTTATCTCATAAAGGTAATGGTATTGAAGGTAATTATCCACCAAGATTAACTATAGTTCATCTTATTGATAGAGTGTATGTATCAGAAAGCCCGGTACAGAGAATGCATAGATTAGCAGCGCGATTGTAAGGATATATTATGGAAAATGATGTAACAGATATCTATGAAATAGCTTTCGACGAAGCTAATCATAATACTGCTCCTATTAGAATCTTAAAAGGTAAGTTTAAAGATTTTGTATATAAGTATGGTACTATTCAAGTAGGCAACTTCGATGAAGAAGATGAAAACGTACCTCTTAAATATGATTATGAATTACTTGAAGCACCTGAGAGCTATGACGTAGAAGATGAAGAAACTGAACAACAAGAATTTGAACAGTTGATCGGTGACGTACTTTATGATATAATTGTGAATTCAGATACAGTAAAAGAAGCAACAGATGGCAATAGAAACAACGATACTGAGTAGTATTGTAAAAGATGAGCAATATGCTCGTAAAGTTATTCCTTTTCTTAAGGAAGAATATTTTCAAAATGTAGCTGAACGAATTGTACTCAAGAAGATTAACGAGTATATGGATAGCTATAACAAAGCTCCTACATCAGATACTCTACTAATCGAACTTGGTAACGATACTTCGTTAGTAGAGTCTGATTATACTACTAGTATTACGCTAGTAAAAACTTTCTCTGAATATAGTGAAGATCATGATAGAGACTGGCTTGTAGATAAGACTGAGCAGTTCTGTCAAGAGAAAGCCGTTTATAATGCTATTATGGAATCTATCCATATTATCGATGGTAAAGCTGTAAATAAAGCTAAAGACGCTATTCCGTCTATTCTGTCAGACGCTCTTAGTGTAGCGTTTGATAATAATATTGGTCACGACTTTCTAGAAGACTGGATGACTCGTTATGATTTCTATCATACTGTAGAAGAGAAAGTACCTTTCGATATCGACTACCTGAATAAGATTACTAAAGGTGGTGTATCACGTAAGTCGTTGAATATTATTCTTGCTGGTACTGGTGTTGGTAAGTCTCTTGCGATGTGTCATTTCGCTGCTAATAATCTGATGGAAGGTAAGAACGTACTCTATATTACTATGGAGATGGCTGAAGAGAAGATTGCTGAGCGTATCGATGCTAATCTCTTAAACGTTACTATGGATGAACTAGAGACTCTACCTAAGATGATGTACGATAAGAAGATTGCAAAGCTTCGTGAACGTACTACTGGTAAGCTTATTGTAAAAGAGTTTCCTACTGCATCAGCTCATGCTGGCCACTTTAGACATCTAGTTAATGAATTAAAGATTAAAAAAGGCTTTGAACCTGATATTATCTATATTGACTATCTAAATATCTGTGCCTCATCTCGTATGAAAGGTGTAGGTGGATCTGTTAATACATATAGTTATATTAAATCTATTGCTGAAGAATTAAGAGGACTAGCAGTTGAAAAAGACGTACCGATCTTCTCTGCAACGCAGACGACGCGCTCTGGCTATACTAACTCGGATGTTGGGCTTGAAGATACGTCCGAGTCTTTTGGACTACCCGCTACCGCGGACTTAATGTTTGCTATTATCAGTACTGAAGAGTTAGAAGCTCTTAATCAAGTAATGGTAAAGCAGCTTAAGAATCGTTATAATGATCCTACTCAGAATAAACGCTTTGTTGTAGGTATTGATAGAGCTCGTATGCGACTATATGATGCTGAAGAATCTGCTCAACATGATGTTATGGACGGTCCTGCTGTTACTGCAGACGTACCTGTCTTTGATAAAGGTATAAATAAGTTTGAACAGAAAGACTTTAAAGCGTTATTCACATGAGTCAATTGCATGGCGGTAAAGGAAGTAAGATGAGACCAGTATCTGATCGTAATAAATTTAATGATAACTGGGATAGAATCTTCGGTAAGAAAGAACCTATCGTAGATGAAGATGGTACCGTACACGATAAGTGCGGTACCCCTGACTGCTGTAGTAAATGCGCCGCCGCTGGTGAACATTTACATAAAGAAATAAAAGTTCCAGAAAAGTAAAAAAAGTAGTTGCATGTTATCTCGTTATTTGCTATAATTAATATAAGAAATGAGGAGATATACAATGACAAAGTTCAATAAATCAGATTTTTCTTACCATGGCGGATATCTAATGTATCGCGGAGATTACGCAAACCGCCCAGTATACGAAGCTGGTAAAAACGTTCATCCTTCAAACGTTGGTCGCGGTATTGATCTCTTTATTGCTCGCTTTAAGTATCGTGGTAGTCCTATTAAAATGGGAGCTTTTAAAAAGTTTCTCATTAATAACTTTACAGTAGAAGAGTATGTTGAAGCTCGTAGTAAAGACGGCCTAGACAGTTCACCGCTACGTATCTTAGAAAGCAAAGGATTCACAGTATGATAGAAGTATCAGTAATTGAAATAGAATATGATGGAATGGAAGCTCCTCAAGGGTTTTCTGATCCTATAACTGATC